CACCTCATCTTGGTAATCTTCATGTAAAGATACAAAACCACCTTGTCGGAAACGCATCAAAGCCATTGTAGCACTATCGCAATAGTCATCATAATCTCCAAATGGGAATGACGCCATTTCTTCTATGACTTCTTCTGCAAAATCATGCTCTGGTGCCCATACCATACCAGACTCAAACATGGGTGCGACACTATTCATTCTTGCTATTTTGTCTTGACCTCTACTTGGTGAGTAAGCAGTAACAGGTATTCCCATTCTTCTTAATTCATGCGTGAGCGGTGTTCCAGATGCTTTTGCTTCAATAAGAACACAATCCGGCTCCCAATATCTATATTCTTCTAAAGCCATGCGTTTCAACTCTGGAAAGTCACAACGCACCCTTTTTGCGTCAAGTAGTATTATTTCATCTGCGTCTTCTTCTCTATTGAATATTGCCCAGGTCGTTATAGCAGAATAATCTGCTGTTTCTTTTTTTGAGAACGCAGTATCGTAACTTTGTATTACATAAGAGTAATCTGGAATATCTGGGTTTTCCCATCTTTTCCACCACTCTCTTTTTACTATAGATCCCTCTTCTGCGGTAGGATTTTGCATCCACTGACTATTCCATTTAGATATAGGTAAAGACGCTTTAACACCTAGCAACTCATCTTTTTTCCAAAACTCTGGCCATAACGGATCCTCTGATTCTGGCATGATTGCTGGAAACTCAACCACTTCCCATTTATCAGCATGGTCTTCGCCTTGTTTATTTAGGACTTTGCCAACCAAGTCTTTAGTGCTCCATCTTGTCATTACTATCACAATTATTCCGCCTGGTTGTAAACGCTGTCTTGGTCCAGATGTGTACCATTCGTAAGCCGATTCTAAGGCTTTTGGTGACATGGCATCTTGTTCAGAATGAGGATCATCAATAACTAAAAGATCCGCACCACGACCTGTAATTGCACCACCAACACCAGCAGCAAAGAACTCACCTTCTTGATTACTGGTCCAACGACCTGCTGATTTATTATCCGCTTGTAGTTTTAATTCTGGAAACACATGTTGATATTCTTCGCTATCTATTATGTTTCTGACCTTACGACCAAAACGCACAGCTAACTCAGCGGTGTGTGTGGTTTGTATAATTTTTAAATCGCCTCTGCGGCCCATCATCCAGGCTGGAAAAAATGTTGAGGCAAACTCTGATTTTGAGTGCCTTGGTGGCAAACATACGATTAGTCGTTTTAATTTACCATCGGCAATCCTGTTAAATTTATCAGCAATGATTTTATGGTGTCTGCCCTCTATAAACTCTGGCCACATGTGTTTTACGAAAGAAATAAAATCGGCTTGGCAAGAGTCTTGTTTTTCTAACTGATCGTAACGATTCAATAGAGCTACAGCTTCGGCTTTATCTTGCTCCGATAAAATATCAAAATCTTTGAAAGAAACCTCGTTCATAAGCGAGCTGGGCAGTTAGGTAGTGACGTAAAAAACCACCCAACTCTAAGCGTAAAACGCCTAGGGGTAGTATTACATATAGTTAAACTTCGTGCCATTGTTCGTTTTGAAAAAGCAGTGATTCAGCCTCTCTACGACGTATTAATCCTTGCAGAGTTTCACCGCCAGCTTTATTCCACCTACGCATTTGTGCTGGTACTTCACTCTTTTTGTTATCGTTTAGAACTTTAAGCATGGTGCTTGCATTAAGATTTGCAGGACCAAGATTAAATGTCCAAGACACCAAAGCATCAAACTCATGTTGCTCCAGCGGTACTTTTACTGCTTTATTTACAGCTTCTTCAAAAACCTCAACGTCCTCTAATAATAGTGCATCGGCTCTTTCTTGTGATATTTCCATGCCTTCTTTAATACCGCTAGTTGAGCCAAAACCTATTGTCCAAACTCCTGCGGCACATTGGTAGCTTTCAAGTTTACAGCCTTCAAACTTTTTAATAAGAGCAAGACCTTCTTGTGATATTTCCATTTTATTCATTTTATTCTCCCCATTTTTTTGTTTTAGTGCCGCCGTGATAATCGACAGCAAGGTTTTCTTTTTTAAGTAAATCAGCGATATTACCCTTTTTACAAAATACATCGCCTAATACCCTCCCATATTTGTCAGTCCCATAAGATTTGAGTGTAATATCTCCGACCAACCATTCTTTTAATTTTTGTTTTGCTAACAAGCCAAGTTCTTTTTCTTTTGTTCTTTCCGGATATTTTTTTATGTTAATTCTACTTTCTGGTGTATCAATACCAGCAATCCTTACAGCTTTATTGTGTAATTGTACTGAAAAACCAAGATCTATGGTTAATAGACGAATAGTATCTCCATCGGTTACTGACTTTAATTTGCATTTGTAAACAAAAGCGTCTGGTGATTTACTCATTACCCTCTCCTTCATTAGTGGTTACTTTTCTATAGTAAACAACTACCTCTTTCAGTTCTTTAATATATCTTTTTAATTCTTGCATATTATAAGACATAAGCTCATAGTCTGGGACAGACATAGCAACGAATACAACAGATCCGTGCTCTTGTTCTACACGCTCTAAAAATTCGTCTATGTTTTTCTCGGAAACTACATACCAATACGGATCTTTTAAATCCACAGCTCTAGGCAAAATTGGTTGCACAATCTTACGTTCTATTGGTTTACTAATTACTTCTACTTTATTGCTCGGAATTAGGCTGCAACTGCAAACCGCTATCGAGATCGTCGATACCAGCAGTATCTTTTTCAATGCTATCGAATACATCTTTTGTCCCATTGTTTACCCTAGTTTCTATTAGTCCAGGTTTAGCTATAGCTAATTTAGACAGGTTATGTCGTTTGAAAATGTCAAGATACCTTGACATTTCCGCTTCTATTTCTTGATTTTTTGATTGTAATTCTAATAAAGAGTTAGTTTGTAAGGTAAAATCGTTTTGTAAATTTTCTATTGCAGCTTTTTGCTCTGCATCTCTGAGTTCAAAAGCATCATTGAGAGCAGACAGTCTACTGTTTTGCCAGTATAAAAAACTACACAATAAAACCAGCACGCCAATTACGCCTAAAAATACTTTACTCATTTACTGTCCATATCTCTAATTTATCTTTTTTACCTTTTACACTAATAGGTTTTAGTAATTTTAATACAAGTTTACAATTTTTTGCAGTCTCGTGTCCAATCAATATATCTTCGCCGACTTCTTTTGTTGCACTTTCAAGTCTGGCTGCTGTATTGACAGGATCGCCAATAGCAGAATAGTCAAACCGAGAATCGCTACCCATATTACCAACTACGGCATACCCAGACTGACAACCTACGCCTACTTGGACTGGAGTAGTGAGTGTTTTATTAAGTTCAGCTATACCTTCTTGTATATCTATTGCAGCTTGCACTGCTTTGGTTTCATGGTCTTCTAAATCTAAGGGCGCTCCAAAAATAAACATGCCTGCGTCCCCGATGAATTTGTCTGTCATTCCACCTAACTTTTGCACTGCGTTTACCTGGACAGTCAAAGTTTTGTTCATAATATCTGTAACTTCCTCTGGTGATAATTTTTCGCTTAACGAAGTGAAGCCGCGCAAATCGGTGAAAAGATAACTGCAATATTTTTTCTCGCCACCGAGTTTAAGTAAATCTGGATTATCCTGGAGCTGTTTAACTTGTCGTGGATCCAAATAATGTTCAAATTGTTTTTTAATTTCTAAACGCAATTTATATTGTTCTCGGAAGCGCATATAGAAAACCACGCCACTCATAACCATTTCTGATACAAAAGTCCAAGAAAAGTCTAATAAAATGCCGTTTTTGATGCTAAAAACGCCTAAGACGCCCGTAGAGGCAACAAAAATTGCACCGAAGGCCAAACCCTTAGTCATGTTGAGATATGCAAGGAGAATTGAAATGGTGAGCACGAAAATCGAGAAAATTAAAATTTCGGCCGCAATCGCCCAATCTGGAATATAGGGTGAGTTTTCTAACAAAATTGACTCAGATAATGCAGCTTGAATTTTATGTGGCTCAAGTAATCCAGCTGGCGTTGCAACTTGTGGCATGATACCTGCGGCATCTACTCCAACAAAAACATATTTGCCGTTGACATCCATTTCTTCTAATGTGGTTTCTGGTGTTTTTACCCAGGACACCCATTTTCTATT